CGGCTCCTTGGGTTGTGGGGAAATTACCCCAGCGCATACCACCTACGGTATTATTCTCTCCAAACGCGCCAACGTGTCTATGTGCCGGCATTTGCGGATATGTAAGTGTATGATTGTACTTGCCGCCGCCAGTACCTAATGTAAATGTGCAACTATCAGTACCGTCATTACCGGTACCAGCGCCTACAACTACACGGCCTTTAAGGTTAGGTAGGAAATAATCGTCACCTACATGGATACCCCATATATCACCGAGCGCGTCTCTCAAATCCGGGTAATCGGAACCTTTAAAGGTATTACCATTACACTCTAACCATTTTTCGTCAGGTACTGTACCTGTACCGGCCCATGGTACGACTGTACCGACAGGCATAATTTCCGCAAATACTAATGCAGTTGATTCACCTGGTACAGCTTGATCCCACGATAGATTACCTGCCCCGTCAGTCTTTAGAAATCGATCCGCTGTTTCGCTCTGAGGCCATGTATATGTCTGGGTGTTTAGTTTTGTTCTACCAGATTCAACGATTAAACACCCATTTAAGCCATTGTTAATATTAACAGCACCGTCACAAACAGTTAAGCATTTAACTGTAAACCCGCAATTGTTATTTAAAACTCTACTATCTACACTATTACTATCTAGTAAAGGGTTATTAATAGTGCATTCTCTAATTTGATTGCATGTTATTGTGTTGTTAGCTATTCTCGTGCAATCTACAGCTAATGGCTTAATCTTATTACATGTTACAGCGCTGTCTAAGATATTAGTTTCCTGTACGATATTTGGAGTTAAGAAATTTTCTAACTTAATCTTCTTTGTAATACCTTCATCACCAGTATTCTCTCTATCATTAATAATAATATGATTAATATCATTATTACTCGTTATTTCATTTAATTCTGAGATCTTTATATCAGTTGCCATAATATTATTTATTATAAAGCTCTAATTAATAACGCGTCTTCGCCAGTCTTCGGGTCTGTCTTCATTCTATTAACAGCACTTAACCCAATTAATCCAGATGGACCGTAGGCGTTAGATGTATAGGTATATATTTGATCTGTGAAATCAAACGCAGTGAAATTATTCACAGCCCCGCTCGATGTCGATGAAACCATGGTTGTATTTGTATATAAAGTCGCTTCCGGTGGTAACTGATTACTCTGGTAGAATTGTATACTCGCAATATCCTTTGTAATTGCGCTAAATTCTGTACCTATTAAATTATTCTGCGCGAAAAGACCCGTAACGGTATTTTGTAATGTTTCGAGCCCAGTATATACATCTAGATTACTGGATAATAAGATAGAAGTAGTATTTTGTGTATATGTATATCGTAAATCATGGCCAGATATACCAAATGCTACTGTATATATATTACCGCTCTTACCCTGTATGGTAAACCCAGAACCTGATAAAGCTGAAAGGCCATTAGTTGTAATGTCGTTTTCTAATGTAATCTCCGTACTATATAAATACGTATCGCTTAAGTTAATTACCTCCGGATCAGTATTTAAATATATATTATCATCAAAGATTACCGGGTCATCAATCTCTAAAAAAGCGCATGGATATATGATATTTTCATCAGACTCTAAATTAAAAAATGGGATACTATCACCCGATAAAGTAAACAATTGCGTATTAATAATCTCTAGATTTTTATCAATCATATTTGCTGGTGATTGCTTGAATACTATCTTATGTTCTGTTGTTAGCGGAGCTGCACCGTTAACAGATATATATTTGATAGTTGCAACAGCGGTTAACTCGGATGCAGCAGTTGTAGTCTGGTAATAGGTGTGTTCTACAGCGCTTACCGGTAATTCTACAGGAAGACCGTTAGAAAATACCGGTGAGATGCTTTCAACTGTTGAAGAGTCACCGTAATTAAAGGTAAACGAATATATACCAACATTACCTAGATCTATATTATCTATATTGAAACTTACATGTGTAGGTCCTTGAATAGCATATAAATACGATATTACATTATCTACGGTTGGTACATCGTTTGATAATGTAACTGTTAAACTATGTCTAGAAGTTAAGTGTGCCATTTTGTGTTATTTGTGTTGGTGTTGAATCGAGCGACTGAGTAGTAAAGTTATCTACAAGTTCATTATACCTATAAAAATTACTTGTTAGATTATCATTACCGGGACTTATAACAAAGTTTTTTGATATTGTTAATTTATTACCTTTTATTGTAAAAACAAGTACATGGTAAAAATCTGTATTATTAAGATCAGCAAAATCCGTTAATAAAAAGAATTTATCTTGCTTTTTATTATACGATAGTCTCATATCTCTAACCTGGGTAATATTTGTACCAACATCGAAAGTAAAGTTTTCGGCAAAATAACTTCTATTTGTTGTATTGTCGCTGATTATATTAATCTCATTTTGTGTATCCAGCTCGTATTTAAAAATAGAGAAGTAAAATATACGAGAGTTGATCGGTGATGTTGTTAAATCACTTTCTATTTTGATATTATAAACATCCCTACTAATTCTTACACTATTACTGATATTGGAGATTCGAATATTGTTCTGAGATGTAGCTATAGCAGGGTTAACCTCTTTTACACGCGATACAAACACCTTAGAGTCAAATGTACCATCCTCGTTATAAATTATATTATCGATAATGAGGTAGTTTAAAGTACGGATGTAAAATGTATTTCTATATATATCAACACCAGTAATAGAGTTTTGTAACTCGTTATAGACTGCAGGGCTGTATATATATTTACTAAATACATTTTTAAGAGCGACCGCTATAGGCTGATACTCATCCTTTAAAGTATTATATACGTATATAGGTTTAACGAGTCTTTTCTTGGTGTCTATAGTTTGCCGATCATCTGCAGTTAATGAAATATATTCTGTCGGTGCTATACCAAGAGGAGTTTCGATTGGCGTAAATCCTTCGAGATTTTTATTTGCGATTGTCGTTGGATTGTATGTATAGAATATATTACCATATATATCGCCTACTTCAGCAAATATATCGCCTTGTACGTCACTAGCTTGCAATCCAGCTGACCACCCTTCGTTAGTCTGGGCAAAATTATTCTGCTCTAGCGATGAATAACTGTAGAAATTTTGACTATCATTATCGCTTTTTACGAGAGATTTACCGAAAGATGATGAATTATTTTTAAATTCAGAATTTTTTAAAACAAAGATAAATGGTGACTCTCTAGCAGATTCACCTACACCGGATATTTTACCATACCGCGACGGGTCCGGAAACATATAAACCTTATCAGCTTCTATGGATCTTTTATCCAATACCGGGTCGAAAGCAGCGTCAATTTTAATTATGCCGTGATTTGTAGGTTTGAAGAATAGTCCAACTTCACGTTCAGTCTTATAATCATTACCAGGTACTTGTATAGTTGATGGGTTATTTATATTAAGTAGATTTCGATACGGATATTGTGCATCAAACATCTTACCGGATAAGATCTCATTAGAAGAATTAGAGGATATATAATACATATCCGTACCCATAAACTTCTGAACTAGCTCCGCTTGCAGTATATACTTTAAATTTGACTTACCGGAATTATTATAATCTTGAAAATACGTTTCTGGTAGAGTTGATATATCGGTATTATTAAAATCTACTAATAAGCCGGGTATTTCCTGTAGAACAATACCTTGCGTATTTATAATGTCTTTAATCGCTTGTTCTGTATCATAAAAGAAATCACCGCTAATTATATTTGTATTTGATGTATGGTACTCGAATCGGTCACCGGAAATCGTATCATAAAAGATTGGAGCCTTACCAGGATCTAGATCATAGTAATCATTAAAAGTATCATATATAGACTCCACTTCAATAGATAAACTATCAATGAATTCTCCTATATTATCTGGAATTTCTAATTCTATTAACGCGTCATCCCCGCTATACAAATCAAGTAACTCATTCTTTATAGAGTCAATTAACCCTGTATCAGAGCCTTTCGTTTTAATAAGTGCAAGATCCTTATTTATCTGCTTTCTCTTTGTACTAAAATATTGAGATATCTCTTTAATTTTCCTCGCAAAAAATGGGATCGCAATTGAGAGCTGCTCTTCATCCTGCAAATTAATATTATCTAGATATCTCTTCTCTTCGGATGATGAATATAAAAGTTTAACTTCGCTAAGAAATGCAGTAAACTGCGTTTTTATATCTGCATTAATTTTGGTTAAATTAACATTTGCGACGCCCTGCCATCGGCGAAGGTAAATATCATATTTACTAAGATCGTTGATTGATCTAGACATATTCCCACTATAATTCAAAAATTCAATTAACGAGAATGGTGCTCGTGCATCGAGCTTTTCGTCTCCTAGCGTATTAGTTATACTATTGTATACTAAAGTATCTGATACAATCTCACCCATATAAAATATTTAATCAATGCGTTCAAGACCTGAAATGAGGCCGCAATTAGTGTATAAATTATATTGCAATAAATTTTCAGCGATACCATCCTTTTCCATAATTTCATCATAGGATGTTACTGTTTGTAAATACGTACAGTTCGAATTAGTATAATCAATAAAATCCTCTATTAAAGTACCATCGATAGTGTTGTCATAGTCATAGAATTCATAGTAATCTTGTATATCAATGCCTGTGGTACTTACAGGTACGATTAGTCCCCAGCCCCACGTATCATTATAACTCGATAATGCGTATGTACTCGATGTTATATAATCAACTTCAATGGCACTAAGCAGATTGGTATTAACTAGCGTATAATTTTCGCTAAACTTCTCAAACGCTAATATATACTTCGATTGATCCCCGGTATGTAAAATAGTTGTGTCGACTGGAAGGACATCTCCTTTATTTTTACCGAATACAGTTTTTGATGTAAATCCTTTATCATCAAAATTTCCCTGGAACTGATTTTTCTTAAGTGTCTGTTTAGATGGGCTAACAGATAGTATATCAACTAATCTCGTCAAGCTAGGCGGAAACTGTTGATTATAATCTTCAAAATTTATATTTAACTCTCTAAACATTGAAATTAGAGCTTTTAAATTGCAGTAATCAGGATCAGCGTTATTTTGAACAAAATTAGCTGTCTTTTCGAACGTCTTTATACCTAATGTCTCGACTGAGCTATCTCGTGTACCAACTGATTGACCGAGTAGATTGTCAAAGAACATTGGTTTATTTAGTATCGCGTCTTGGTATATTAGATCTTTATAATTTTGAGATTGATCATTATTTTCATTCACCTTTCTAACGTCATATATACCAGTATTAGCGTTGATATCAAATGGAGTTGAGAAAGCTGTTAGGGTTTGACCTTGCGTAGTTGATTCGTATATAAGTCGAATTCTAAGATCGCTGCCGGTTAAAGTACTCGTAAGATAACCTTTAAAGAACCCGCCATTATTCCCCGTTAGGCTCTTAAAGTTGCTACTAAATTTTGCATACGACTCGTCAATGGTACCGCTGTTTGGTGTATTATATGCGCTTATAAGCGAAAGAGTCAGGTCTCCTTCATTAATAATAAGGGAATTATTATCCGTGTTAAATATGCGTATTGTATCATTGCTATTATGCGTAATAAGTAAATCTACCGTACTCTCTATTAACGGCTCTCTTTTAAGTGGTATAATTCCGTTTTTAAATCGAGCTATAAAGAATATTTTTTGATTAGTAAAATTAATTTTCGGTATATTAAACGTCTCAATAAAATCACCGAAACCATCAACACCGTTAGATGTGAAGTTAATAGTAGGTATTAATGACGTTACATCGCGCGCGCTGATTGCAAAATGTATAGTAGCCGGTACATCATTAAGAACAGCAAAATCGCTCTCATTATTATAGTTAATAAATCTCGACTCCGGATCTTGAAACTGCTGAGTATCAAATGACGCAAATAGAATTGTATTATGGCTTGCCATATGAATATTTATTAACCAGCTCTAATCTTCATAATAATAAACTTCAGCAGTTCCGGATGTACCTATAAATATTGTACCGGGTGCCGGGAAGCTAAAGAATTCTAAACCTGCCTTAGGATCTAACCGGCGACGTCTTGCGTATATAAAAGTATTATCTGTCTGTATAGATGTCATGACCTCAAAACCGTTTGAAGTAGCAGAGGCAAATGTAGAAAATGTATTTAGATGAACGTTAGGATCACTGTTGTAGCTTTCTTGTGTTTTAAATTCACTTTTATTACCTGATACGGATAAATTTATTGTATACCCACCTTTAGCAGACACTGACGCGTATGAATGGTATGAATTAAACCTTGTTATAATGATAGGATTTTCAAATGTCGACTCGTAGGCAGATCCAGTATGCTTATATGTCATATATAACGAATCTTCAACAGCATTCACAACGCGTATAACAGGTTGATCAACGGATTTATAAAAATTAGTGGCGCTGTCGACAGCGACAAGTGTTATTTTATAATCACCTGGGGTAGAGTAAAAGTGTTGTGCAGTTAAATCATCGCTTATTGTGCCGTCTCCTAAATCAAGAAAGTATCTATAGTCATCTGCAATATTGGTTGTACATAGACCCTGACTATAGGTAAATTCCGGGTATATAAATAATTTATCTATAGGGCACGCATAAGCTGATAATACCTGACCTGGATCGAATGTAAAATTTGAGTTCTTTATCGTAATAGGAACTACTATTGGCGGTAGAGAGTCATAACTTCTTTTAAAATTGTAACTAGGCGATGTTGGGATTGTTAATGCCATTATGATTCAACAGTTTCAATTAATATTCTATCAGCTAATGTACCATTATATAGAAACGGATATTTAAAGAACGGTAATGTGATATTTGATGAAGTTGATATAATATCTACATCGCTATATATAGCGTTAAATGAGTATAAGTTTAAAAACGGCACTTCTCTAACAATCTCTCCTAGACTATTAACCCGTCTAGTTAATATACTCTGCACCCCTGGTATATTTAGTATCTGAGCTGTAATGTCACTATTATTAATAGTTTGTCCTAAGTTTGCTTCTCCAGTTTTAAACATGTTTTGAAAAATGATATTTACATTCTCTAGAATTTTAGTTGCGCTAAATCGTTCATTTAACACGCGTCGAATGACCAAGAAACTCTGATCAATATCCGCTACACTAGCTGCACTGGTATTATCTTCAAGCCCGACAGTAACGCCATTATATATTGGATCGTGAGGTACGATCTCCATATTTGCCATTTTACTACTGCTCATAGAATTTATTATCTCGGATTTTTGAGAGCTAGTTAAAAAGAAAGGCCGGTTATTGCTGCTTACTGTCTTTAATTTAGGTACGAGAAATAAATGTACAGTATTTAGTTGAGATGTACTTGCGAACTTAACTTGATTAAAGAGGAATCGCGGATCGTCATTAGGTCGATCGAGTCCTAAACTATAGTAATATTTTATAACATTATCAATATATGATGTATTATTAACTGATCGAGAACTAGATACTATATTCGAATAATTCTTGCCGATAAAGGTATCGATATCACCTATTGTGACTAATCGGTTCTGTGCAAAGAAAGTCTTTGGTGAATTGGTTTTAATTTGATCGACAGTTTCGATCTCCATTGGAGCAGTTGAAGCATAATCATTCACAAACGATATATTTGTCGCGAGACTAGGTGTCAAAAATACAGTACCGGTCTCGTATATATTATTCGATATTTTTTCAAACTGATTACTTGTAAAAATATTAATATTATTACCATCCAAAGCACCGGCAGCGATTACCCCTTTTGTACCATCGCTTTGTAAATAGTATATAAATATTTTATCACCAGCTCCTAGCTTAACCCCGTTAATATTATTTCCGAATTTTAATTCATAAAATCCATTTTCATTTAATCTTTTTTCGTAAGCATATGATGAACTATTTTGCGTGAAGATAGAATCAACTTCAATAAATTCGATATATTTATTATCCTCAAATCTCTGCACAAAAACATTAATACTGCTATCCTCTATATTAATAGGAGTTTTATTTACATTATCCTTAACAATAAGAGATACAGTCTCAAAATCTTCTCCGATAGCTATTTGCGTAGGGTGCTCGAAGTACTTACCTTGATATAATAAATTCTGCTCAGTTAACGTAGTTAACACCTCGTTTACGTCATTCGTCTTACTAAAAGTAACGTCTTTCATGAAGGAGAAATTAACACCATTTACCGTGAAAAAGGAAAATCTTTTTATTGTATATATATTAACTGGTAACAATTCACCGGCCGTAGCATTAAATGATAGTACTGATGTCTTATAGCCAGTAGGTTTATAACCTATAAGTTTCGTTACTCTGTTAATATTTTCAAAGAGAGTAGCTTCATCGAATAATGTTTCTGACGCTGTTTGGTTAAGATAAAATAACGATAAATGGTATGAGAAAGCAATAATATCTATAATAGATGAAATATTACTACCCTCAAAATCTTGATCTGTAAAAACACCGCCTTGAGTCAATCTCTGCTTTATAAGCTTCTTTAAGGTTAGTGCATCGAAAGTAGCATATGCATCTCTCGGTAGAGTAAAATCTGTATCAGCGAAAGCCATATTAATATTTATATGTAAAATCCTGAGCTGCTAAGCTTACCTTTAAGATTTAACTCCTGGTTGTTAAAGCGGGGGATAGTATATACAAAATCACATAAATACTCCTGCTGATCGATGACGGGTGTTATGGTAAGACCTACAAGTTTTATCCTCGGTTCAAATTTCTCGATATTAGATATAATAGTATTACCAATAACACCTGCACGTTCTTCTGTCACTGGTAAAAAAAGTAAATCACCGAAATTTATACCAAATAGTGGATTTAATATTTTCTCACCAGGGCTTGTAGTTAACAGACTAACAAAAGCATTACTAATTGCGTCTAAATTAACGTCTGAAACAATATCTCTAACTTGATATGTCTTCTCTAATTCATTTCGGAGTGGAAATTTTTGTTTAACATCTAAATGTAAGTCTATATAAATAGCTTCCTTGTTGCCCTTTGCGGTATTTTGCTGCTTTAAAATATCTAGATTAAGAGTTGCCATTATAATAATATTTAAGCTATAGAATAATGTACTGAGTCTAATAAATAATAATATGGCACGTAAATTTTTAGAACTCGTAGAAAATACCATCACCAGAATGAGTAACGGTAGCTTTTTAACCGGTGACTCTGTTAAACTTGTAAAAAACTATAAAAGTAAAGATGGTTATAAAAAGCTTTCTGATCAGATGAAAAAATATATAGATAATTTT